GTTGATGATTTCTTGTTCACCGTTGTTCTTGGCTTCTTCAATACCGCTGATTGCGATGGATGCAGCGTACTGCTTCCAGTCGTATTCAGCAGCTGAGATGCCTTCTTGTGGGGTCAAAGCAAGCGAATCGTAACCGCTGTATGAAGCAACAGTTGAGTTCTTGCCGTAGATGAGTGGTTCAACAATCTTTGTTCCGCCGTTGAGCATGCGAATGCGGCCCTTGTCCATCAACTGGTAGGTCAAAGGACGTGCGGTAAACACGTTGTCTGTTAGTTGCGAACGGTAGTTCGCAAGTGTAGTTGAGAGCAACTGGTCAAAGTTGCTATTGGCTGATGCCATGATATTTTCTCCTTGGGGTTAAACGCTAAACGTTATGTTGCCGTTTTGCGGCTTCAAATGCGTCTCGCAATGATTTAATGGGTTTTGCTGATACATCGGCACTGACAGATGATGTTCCGCTACTTACAACAGTAGAGTTTCGCTTAGCCTGCGTAACCTGTTCAGCTTCCTGAACCTTCTTGGCACGCAATTCACGAACGACTTGTGCGTCTTCGTAAATGCTGTCGAATTTCATCTGCTTGTAAACTGCTTCCAAATCTGTTGAACCAATGGCCAAAGCCTTTGATACAACTTCGTTTGCATCAAAATCAGAACCATATCGGCTCTGCAACGTCGCAACAGTCCTGTCCAACTCTTCCATCGCTTTTTGTTGTTCAAAAGCTTGGACTCGTTGTTCCAACTGTCGGTACTGCTTTTCAACCGGGTCTAATAGGAGTTCCTCCTCTTGCGAGATGGTTGACTCGTTTAGTCCGTAATGCTTACTCAGTAGTTCCAAGGTCTCCTTTGGATTGCTTTGCAAGGCTTCTTGCAAGGCTGCACCAAATTGAACCTGACGTCGTTGCTCACTAAGTTCCTGTGTCTTGCGGGTGTAATCCGCCTGACGCTGGTACCCAGAAAGCGCCTCTTTGAGTGGAACTTTTACTTCTTCTCCATTGACCTGAACAGCAACATACTTGTCGCCATACTCATCAACAGGAAGCAGTTGAATTTCCGCTTCGCTAAGGTTTTCAACTACATCTACAACTTCCTGCGGTTGTCCCTCTAAAGGGGCCGATTCAGTTTCGACTTCATTGCCAGTTATTTCGCTCATCGCTTTGAGTCCTCCAAGGGTTGCTCTATATGTAGGGTTTTATCGTTACATGCCTGGTGGCATACCCGGAGGCATTCCACCTTGCATTCCCCCACCTTGCATAAGTTGCATTAACAACTCAGGCGGAAGTTGTGCAAGTTCAGGAGGTAATCCTGCTGGGGCTCCACCTTGTGGTGGCCCCCCTTGCATCATTGCTTCTGGTGGGAGACCTTGTGGTGGCATACCTTGTGGTGGCATCTGCTCCATCGGAGGAGCAGCCTGCTCAGGTGCTGGTGCCTGTTCTGGGGATGTAATAAACATTGATGGTTGCTTTACGCCAAAACCATACTGAAGAACATATTCTGCAAGTTTCTGAATGTTAATAATTCCACTCTGAATAAACGGAGCCATTGCATCCATAATCTGCATTGCAGATTGACGACGGAAAGATTCGTTTGTTGGCTGAGTAGAACCACCTTCTACCTCAAAGTCAAATTCACCCTGAATGTAGTCACGGTCAAAGCGAACCCAGGCTCGCTTTTCCCCTGCACCAACAACACGAATTGCTTGCTCTCCAGTCATGTACTGCTGTGCCAACATGACAAGCCTGCGTCCACAGTCAGCGATGGTGCGCTCGATTGCGGCAAGTTTGTCTGATGCACGAGCATTTGCTGCGTCTTGAACAATTCCTGCTTCCGTAGCAGTTCGCCTAATTTCTGGCAAAGCTCCACGCATGTATTCAGAAACACCAGATATTTGGTTGATGTCATTTGAAATCAATTCAGACTGGTTGTAAAACTCTGGTGGGCTAATAACTGCCGGCATTGGAACAACAGCGTTGCTTAATCCGTCTTCAGAGATAACAGGTACAAGTACGTTGTCCTCGTCGGATTCTAGGGCTGCACGACCATCTGCATCAAAAGACGATTCACGATAAAGCCACTTGCGTGAGAATCGTTTGCGATGGTTCATCATTTGTGTGCGGGTTTGATTCAATTCCATCTGCAATGGTTCAATTGCTTCCAATTCCCCCATTGGGTAAAAGTGGTCTGGAATGTCATAGTTTCGCAACATTACAAATGGATGACCAAATGCAAATGGAATCTTTGTTGGAGCAATCAGAAACTTGTCTCCACCATCACAGAAAACCGAAATGGTGTCACGGTCAATGTCGTAGTATTCCCAAATCTCAACATATGAATCATCAGGGTTGTCACCTCGTCGTGGACGTAGGCTCCCACGCCATTCATCAACACTCCATTTTGAATAGTGTGATGGAGATGCTTCGTTTCGAGCAGAAGCATTGTAACGCTTGTCTTTCTTAACATCTTTTAACGGACGACGAATACGCTGAGCAATCCAGCGAATATCCGACATGGATGTCGCATCTGCATCAACAAAAACATCAAATGGTGAAATGCGTTCAACAAATGGTCGGTCTTCTGTGATGATGAGTTCGGATTCAGTTATTGATTCTGCTGTAGCAAGGTCATCTGAACTTTCATAATCATCAACACCTTTTTCAACAAAGCGATAACCAGTCTTAACCCAACCATGACCACAGATAAGCATGTCTTTAACGGAACGACGGAACTCACGCTGGCATTCAAAATGCCTCCACCAATAGTTCACAATCTCTTCTGTGATTACAGCTTTTGGTGCATCTTCAACATTCTTTGCATTAACAACAATCTTTGGATAGTTAACAGAAACACTTGGCGCAATAACGTTGATTGTTGCAAAAGCCATGTTGACAAGCAAACGGTCTTCCGGCATTTGTGTCTTGTAGTGCTTGCCACGATACATGTCAACCATGCGACCCCAAAGGTCGTCATATCGTTCTTCACGACGCCAACGTCGTGATTGCTCTATCTTGCCACGATATTTGGTAATAAGTTCCTGATTAGAAATTCGTGCCATTAGTCTTCTTTCTTACCTTCATGCCAACCAATATGGTTGTCAAGCCTGCTACCAATTTTGTCAACTTTAGTGCCAATCATTTTGAGAAGGATTCGTCCCTCAGCATGTTGCTCCGTATTTTCTTTACGCAACTTCTGCAGAATGACAACGAGGGGACCGGATATGATTGCGACAACAATCGGTACCCATACCACCTCCATCTCAAATCCAACGGCTTCCAACAGGCTCGGCATTGATGCCAGCCTCTTTGGCTACACGAACTTGTTCATCAGCCCGTTCTTTAACGGTTGGACCATGGAAGTCTTCCTGGCCATAAGTGAATCCAAGACGGACTGATTTAATATGGCATTTAAAGCAAATTGAACCACGACGTGGTAGTTCTGCATCCATAAATGTCGATAAACACTCTAAACAACGGAATTCTTTCATAACTATATGCCTGTTTCGTTACTCACGGGAATTATATGCACCAATTGGTGTTTCTTTTTCCACTTCTGCTTTCAAAATAAACTTTTCCCACCATCCAAATGTGTTTTTAACCGGAGATGCATCATGCCTGTACTCAGGTAACCAAACGTATTTGAGCATCTGGTTTGTTATGGCTAAAGACATTACACGGTCATCATGAGGACTGCCGTGCATCTTACCGTTGGCTTCACGCACAAAAGTCCTTAACTCTGCAATTGTCTTGTGGTCGTAAAGCAGTATTGCCTGATCTCTAATTGCTGCATTAAGTTCGTCAATAGCCAATGGCTTGGAAACCGAAGTCGTTCTCCAACCCATTGTCTCCGTAATGGTTGGTGTTCTTTGACCCAACTTTCTGGATCTGTAAATGTTTTTGTATCCAGTTCTTTGCAATCCTTTAATTGTTGTCAAACCATGGTTGTTGGACTCAATACCAACCAATGCATAATTGTAAAAGAATCCAATGGCATGAAGTATCTCTTCGCCAAATAAGTCTGCGTCCACATGTCCGTGCCAGTGGGCAACCATTAGACCCGTGCTTGCAGATATGACATGGGCTGACGAATAGTCTCCGTGTCCCAATCCTTCTGCGACGTCTGCACCAACCACATAGATTTCCCCAATATCTGGGAACTCATAGATTGCAAATTCTCCACCGTTTTCAACAAAGGAGTAAACGTTTTTGCCTTGACCTTTATGGAGGTATCCACGTTCTGGTTCAATTGGTTCAATTTCTCTTAATGATTCAAGATCGAATACTGGACGACCTGAACGGATAAATGCTTCTTCTGGATCTGAAGGGTATTCTTGTGCTAACTGCCAGTCAGGTAGGTCACGCTTCTTTGCTTCATACCATTCTTCGTCACGGTCTCCTGCAGACCATGGAAAGAAGATTCCGGTAAATCTGTTTGTTCCTGTTTGGGATCCAACCCAAAGTTGATGGAATATGTTGCCTTCACCGTTTGCTGTACTTAGACAGATAACACGACCGCCTACGTCTGCAATAGGTTCAATAGATGCCCAGGCTTCTTCAGGGTTTGGCAAGAACGCCATTTCGTCAATGATTACTCGGTATACGGATTCACCACGAGCAGGATCATTGCCGGAAGGCAAGGACTCAATTGCTGAGTCATTAGCAAACACCATTTTTAATTGGTTATCTGACAGTAGGTCTGGACCTCGTTGACGCATCCAGGCTGGCATCATCTTGTAGCCATACTTTGTTTTCTGTAACAACTTTGATGCTTCACGTTCAGTACGTGAAAGCATGACCGTAAAACGGTCAGGCCAAAAGAATGTTTCCCAGAATGTAAATGCAGCAGCCAGAGTGGAGAATCCAATCTGTCGTGCTTTCAACACAATACTGTAACGGGAATCTATCCAGGTACGTACAGTCTCTTGTTGTGCTTCACGAAGATCAAACTTGATACGACCCCGCTCAGGATGACGAATCATCCAATGGGTCGAACAAAAGTGTGAAAATGCAACCACAAGTTCATCTGTGGTTGCACCTTCACTACCTTTGCATTTCCTCCACTCCTTCTCGTTGAGAAGGTCAGTGAGTTCCATTATGCCTTCTTAGCGGCT